GTGAGGTGCCGGTCTCGGTGCCGAGAGAGGGCGCTGGGGTGGAAGAGGTGCACGAGATCAAGGAGGTGCGGCTGCCGACGATCACGCTCACCGGCCGCCACATGCACGAGGTGACTGACCTCGCGATCCGGGCAGTCACGGAGGCGAACGACCCGCCGACGATATTCCGGCGTGCCGGAGGCCCTGTCCGCGTGGAGCGGGACGAGTATGGCCGGCCGACGATCCGTCCGCTGACCGAGCACGGGCTCCGGGGGGTCATGGACCGCGTGGCCGTCTGGCTCTCCGTCAAGGTCGGCAAGGATGGAGTCCCCCGGGAACGACCGGAGTATCCGCCGATCTCGATTGTGCGCGACGTGCTGAATCGGCCGGATACTGATTGGCCGCTACCGCCCCTGCACGGGATCGCGAAGAGTCCGATCCTGCACCTGGACGGGACGATCGTTGCTGTGGAAGGATATGATCCGATGACCAGGACGTATCTCGCGCCGGAAGAGGGGTTCGTGTTGCCCCCGGTGCCGGAGGACCCGACGAAGGAAGAGGTGGAGGCCGCGAAGAAGGTGCTCCTGGAAGTACACTGCGACTTCCCCTGGGTAGACCCGGCGAGCCACTGGAACGCGGTCGGGGCTATCTTGACGGGCATTTTCCGGCCGATTATCGCCGGTCCGGTGCCATGCTGGATGCTGGTGAAACCGCAGGCCGGCACCGGGGCATCGCTCGCACAAGGAGCGACGTATACTGCGATCACTGGAGAGACCCCGCCGGCGAGTGTGACTCCGAAGTCACCCGAAGAATGGGAGAAGCGTGCCCTGTCTACCCTGGTGTCCGGGGCTCCGGCGCACATCTGGGATAACCTGGAAGGGGACTTCCGGTCGGACGTATTGGCGGCGCTCCTGACGGCGTGGGAGTGGAAAGGCCGGGTGCTCGGGAAGTCCGAAGACATCTGGGTCCCGCAGCGGACCGTCTGGATGGCGAACGGGAACAATGTGCAGATCGGGGGCGACCTTGCCCGCCGCCTCTATCTCTCCCGCATGGATGCGGAGCAGGCTATGCCATGGCTCCGGGAGGATTTCCAGCACCCTGATCTGATCGGCTGGGTGAAGGCGCACCGGGGCCGCATTGTGGCGGCGGCGTTGACCCTCGGCCGGGCATGGATTCGGGCCGGGTGTCCGGACCCTGAAAAGATGCCTCCGCTCGGAGGGTTCGAGGATTGGCGCCGGATTGTCGGCGGGGTCCTGGAGTTCGCCGGCGCAACCGAGTTCATGGCGAACGCGATGGAGACTTACCTGGAGGCTGACGTGGAACTCCGACAGTGGGAAGCGTTCCTGTCGGCGATCTATGACTCGTTCGGGTCGACTCCCTGGTCGGTTGCTGACCTCAAGACTCGGCTGGATCGCGAGGTCAAGGAGGTGACGACGTTCCGGATCCGAATCACGGAAGTGTTACCCGATGACCTCGGGGCGGCGTTCTCTGATCCTCGACGATCGTTCTCACACGTCCTCGGGAGGGCCCTGGCCCGGCAGGACCGACGCCGGTATCCGTCCGGGCTCATGATCGCGAGAGGTCAGACGGTGAACCGAGCTGTACAGTGGGTCATTGTGCAGACGAAAGAGGCCGATCCGAAACTCATAGAAGGAGGTGAATGACAGATGCAAACTCATTTCAAATCGACAGGAAACAAACTCATAAAACTCATAAAGCACGAAGGAATTTCGGCCGCGAAACAAACTCATAAAACTCATCAACTCATCTTTGCAGTGAGCGAAGAAATTTCGACCGCGAAACAAACTCATAAAACTCATAAAACTCATTTCAAATCGACAGGAAACAAACTCATAAAACTCATAAAAACGGCCGGAAAAATCCAAACTCATGAGTTCGGAAACGGAGGAACGGCGCCGAAAGTTGAATCGGGGCGACTCCAGCGGGTTTTGATTCCCCAGCATGAGTTTTATGAGTTTCCCCCAACCCAAACGCGTGAGGAAAACAGTACTATACAGATCGTAATATTGTACATAAAAGAGGTGCGGGGAAACTCATCAAACTCATCAAACTCATACGGCCGACGTCCTCCCGGACTCGCGCCATCGTGTGCCCCCCTCGCACCGCCGATAATGTCACTCCACTCAGGCCAGATCCCGGATGTCCGGAATGTCACGTTTGCCCCCAGCCGGTGTCGCTGCGAGGTGGTCTGATGGCCGCGGTCCGACTCTGCACCGTCGCAGCCGACCAGGACCACCTGGTCGGGGTCCCGCTGGAGCAAGCGCAGGTCCCATTCACCCTCGACCGCAGCAGGGGCAGCTCGACGGTGGTCCTCATCGACGAGGTCGACGTCGACCGAGCCCGGACCGCCCTGGAGCGGTTCGGCACGTTTCGGGAGGAGGAGACCCCATGACCGCCACCACCCCGGCCTCCCGTAAAGCGAAAGGCCGAAAGTTCCAGCAGGCGATCCGCGACGACCTGGTCGACCGGCTCGGCATTGCCCCCGGCGACGTCCTGTCCACACCTATGGGACAGGCCGGCTGCGATATCTATCTGTCGCCGAAGGCCCGCGAGCGGTTTCCGTTCGGGGTCGAGTGCAAGCACCAGGAGACCCTCTCTATCCCTGTGTGGTGGCGACAGTGTAGGTCGAACGCGGAGGCCGAGGGGCTCGCCCCCCTACTTGTGTTCCGGCGGAGCCGTGAGGAGCCGCTAGCAGTGCTCCGGTGGAGCGACCTTCTTGCAATCCTCGCTGCATCGACTGGAGGTGCACCGTGACTCCTCAACTGATGCCGCTCTCAATCTACTGTGCGTCGGGGGCGCATGCCTCGAATTAATATCTCCCCCACCGCCGCGGCTGAGATTGCCAGCCTCAGCTACCTCATCGAGCCGGGGACTGTCCTCACACGGGCCGAGGTAGTCGACCGGATCCTCCATGAGTGGCGGCAGGCTAAACGGGCGGAACTGGCGAAACGGGCAAAACCACCATAACCTACCTCATTTTTGTATTCTGGCACCAAATCATCATCCATGTCTAGACTCGCATCTCTTTTCACCGCTCTCCTGGGATGGATCCAGGGTTGGTTCCACCCCTCCCCTGCAGATTCGCTGGCTGCACCCACTGCTGCACCCTCGGCGCCAAAGATTTCTCCAGCAGTTCGGCAGTTCATCCTTAAAGGGCATACACAAAAGGAACAGGCTGACCTTGAGGCACAGATCGACCAGGCAGAGAGAAAAGGCCTCCGAACGTTCACGCTCAACTATCCAGGCGGCTACTACCGGATTGTTGACGGGCAGATCGTCGAATCTGGGCGATATACATGATCGAGTCGCTCCCGGTCTACGAGTCCGCCGCCGTCGCGGTATCTGCGGCTGCAGCATGGCTCGGTGCTCGGGCATGGTATCGGCGTGCCGCCCCAGTCGCGTCTGACGCTGTCGACGTCGTCGCCGAGGCTGGCGAACTCCTGACCGCGATCCGCGACATGCTTCGGGATGGCGCAACCGCCGAGGAGGTCCAGCGGACCGTTGAAGAGGCACAGGACGTGATCGCCGCACTCAGGAGGCGCGTGCCGTAGATGGTAGGCATCGAGAAATGGTATGATGGGATTCCTGACCAGGTGAGGCGGCTGGCCGGTCGGGCAAAGTCCGGGCTGACCGATCAGGAGATCGCTGATCATCTCGGGGTCACGATACGGACCATCCATAGATGGAAGAAAACGCACCCTGAATTTCGGAAAGCCCTGATCGAGACGAAAGCGATCCTGGACTCTCGGGTCGAGCTCTCCCTCTACCGGGTGGCGATCGGTTACTCCTACACCGAGGTCGAGGTTACACTCGAGGGTGGTGTGGTCACGAAGCGCGTCGAGCGGACGAAGGAAGTCCCGCCGAACGTGGCCGCGATCAGGTTCTGGCTCACCAACCGCGACCCGGAGAACTGGTGCGACAAGCAGGCTGTAGATTACAGCGGTGCCGTCGACGTCAGCATCCGCAACATGAGCGACGAGGACATCAAGCGTGCAATCTGTGACGCGGCAGCAACCCTGGGATCAACTCCTGGTTGAGTACAAGCACCGGTGGCGGCTCCATGCCAGGCCGAGCCAGCTGCCACCCCCAGGGGCATGGCGGGTGTGGCTTATCATGGCGGGCCGGGGGTTCGGCAAGACCCGGGCCGGCGCGGAGTTTATACAGGAGAGCATCCGCGCCGGCACCACGTCCCGCATTGCCCTCATCGGCGCGACGGCTGCCGACTGTCGGGACGTCATGGTCGAGGGTGAGAGCGGGATCCTCAACATTGCCCACCCGGATTATAGGCCGGACTACGAGCCGAGCAAACGCCGGCTTACGTGGCCAAATGGGCAGGTGGCCACCCTCTTCTCGGCCGAAGAACCCGACCGCCTCCGCGGACCGCAACACGATCTTTTATGGGCCGACGAACCCGCCACCTGGAAGTATCCTGAGACCTGGGACATGGCGATGCTCGGCCTCCGCCTGGGCAAGGATCCTCGAGCCGTTGCGACCACGACCCCGCGCCCGACCCCGCTGATCAAGGCCCTGATCGCCGACCCGAACACCGTCGTCACCCGGGGCACCACCTACGAGAACCGGGATAACCTCGCTCCTGCGTTCTTTGATAAAATCATCCGGAAATATGAGGGCACCCGCCTCGGTCGGCAGGAACTTATGGGCGAGATCCTCGATGACAACCCCTACGCGCTCTGGCAGAGAGGCACGATCGAGAACCTCCGTGTCACGAAAGCCCCGCCCCTGATCCGGATCGTTGTCGGGGTGGACCCAGCCGTCACCGGTAGTGAGACATCGGCCGAGACTGGGATTGTCGTCGCCGGCACCGCCGCGGACGGCACAATCTACATCCTCGGCGACTATTCCGTCCGCGGCTCCCCAATAGATTGGGCCCGGGCCGTCGAACGAGCATACCGTATCCATGCCGCCGACCGCGTCATCGGAGAAGTCAACAACGGCGGCGACCTGGTCGAAGTGAACCTCCGGACTGTCGACCCGACGATCTCGTTCCGGGCGGTCCATGCCAGTAGGGGCAAGCTCATCCGCGCCGAGCCGGTGGCAAGTCTCTACGAGCAGGGGCGGGTCCGCCACGTCGGCACCTACCCTGCGCTCGAGGATCAGATGTGTGAGTGGATGCCTGGCAATGAGTCCCCTGACCGCATGGATGCCCTGGTCTGGGCGGTCACAGATCTGACCGCGAGAGCAGGAGGCCGCCCCCTGATCGGCAGCGGCACTATGAGAAATTGGTGATACATTGTGATCGAACGATTGACACGACTCTTCGCGAAACCAACGCCCGCGCCCGAACCGCAGACCCGGATCGTCGGCGGAGGGAGCGACAGCAATTTCTACGCCCGTATTGGGTGGGACGACAAGACCGCCCGCCGGCAGAAGATCAGGCGGTGGATGACGAAATACAAACGCGGTGGCCCCTACGCCGATGCAATCGACGCCTACTGGCTGTTTGCTCTCTCCCACGGCTGGAAGCTCGCCTGTGAGGATGGCAACGAGGCCCTGAAAGCCCGGGTGCAGGCCTGGCTCGACCAACCCCACATTAGCCTCGACGACATCCTAAAGCAGGCGATCCTCAGCGCGAAACTCGCCGGGGACGCCTACCAGGAGATCATTCCCACCCGTGCTGGCGATGGAGTATGGGGTGTCGTCACCCGCGACCCCTCCTCGTTCGAGAAGATGTACGATGTCTACGGCCGCATCACGGGGTACCGGCAGTTCACCAACCCAGAAAACCCTGCTGACCCTGGCATCCTGATCGCCCCCGACCGGATCCTGAACCTCGTGGTTGATCAGGCTCCGGGTGACGTTTACGGTCTCTCTATCTGGGAACGGGCTGAGGACGATATCGAGCGCGACTGTGATATCATTGAGTCCACGACGAAAGCGATCCACCGCCACGGCACCCCGAAACAGCAGTGGGCGGTGGGAAACGACAACCGGCCCGCGACTGACGCCGACCTCCGGGCGATCGAGAAGGAGATCAAGGTCGTCGGGGCGAAGACTGACTTCGCCACGAGCCATGACGTCACGATCAACATGCTCGATACCGGCGGCGTCGCGAACGTCGACACCTACAGCAATGTGAGTCTGCAGCGGGTGGCCTGTGCGCTCGGGGTCCCGGAAGAGATGCTCGGCCTCGGTCGGGGGAGTACCGAGGCCACCGCCACTGTGCGGATGGATGTGTTCCTCGACAAAATTAGCACCATCCAGGAGATCGTCGCCCGCACCTATTCCCGGGAGCTCATCGACCGGATAACCGGAGTCCCAGGGGCGGTCTGGCTGGAGTTCAACGACGTCAACCCGGACGACGAGGCGAAGGTCGCCGACTGGATCGCAAAAGTCAGGCAATCGAACCCGCTCGACCCCGACGCGATTGTTACGGCAGCCTGGGC